AGTATTGCGTCAAGTCCTAACATTATTTTTTCCCATATTTTTCACGTTCTTCAAGTAACTGCACTTTAACCTGTAACTGATGTATGTCTGTGTAAATTTCATTTCTCAGTTTATGCCTTGCCTCGGCAGACAAAGGCGAGTCAGTAGGTACATTTTCTTTAGTTATTAGGGCAGGCATTTGTCCCTCAATTTTAGTCAGCCGTGTAGAAAAGTCTGATACTTGACCTAGTAGCCACGCTAAACACGCTACAACAATCGGCAGTACCGCTTTTAAAATGTCTTGAATATTCATTTTTTATTCCAAAGTTCAAACAGCGTTTTAACTTTTTCTTCAAGAACAGACACTTTATTATCCATTTTGGCAAGCACAATTACCAACGTAACAAACCCCACAAGCAAAGGCCATATCTTTGCTAGGATGTCGACGGTTTCCATTATTTTACAATGACGGCTTGCATTAATTGCATAAAAGTGTCCTTACCAAAAAATGTAACGCCTATTAACGCATACAACATATATTCAATGCGAGCCATGCGTTTAGCCCCACGATCAAATGATTCCTCGATGCGCTTATATCTTTCTGCGCATACTGCCTCATGCACGCTAATTCGTGTATTGTTCTCGGCTTCCATAATTACCTTGCAAGTGCGTTTTGGTTTTGTTGTTCAGGAGCTAATGCGTTAGTTGGTTCGCCTAGCGTTACAGTAGCGTTTGGTGTGCTTAATCTGCCTTCAATACCCATCATTACTTTGCCTGTAGCAGGTACAACGGCTTTCCATGTTGCAGGATCATTTATTGCTTTTAATACTTTACTACGTTCTTGCGCCGGTAAGGTGGCTAATAATTCATCAAATGATTTAGCTGTTTCACCGGCTTTAGCTAATTCAATAAGTGTCTTTTTACCTACTTTGACGCCTAAAGTATCTAAAAATTTATTGGCGGTTGTTGCAATTACGTTAAACACATTGGGTAGACGGTAGTTAGGTAACTCATCTTTAAGCAATTCTGTGGCGCGTTGCTGACCTTGCGAGATTTGTTTACCAACAGACGCTTGTGTTTCTAATTCTTTTGCAACTTCTTTTACTACTTTTAACTGGTCAGGCGTCAATACTTCATTAAGCGCTTCAAAGCGTGGGCCGCCACGACCACCGGCACGTTTAAGCATAGCTTCTTCGCCGCGGCCTAAAGTATTTAAGAATGGTCCAATACGCTCGCCCCCACCTGGCTTTTCTAATACAGATACCATTTCTTTAAGCACTTGTGCTTGATTAACAGGCGCTGACATATCCGAAAAGATTTGACGGGCTTGGCCATACTCAGGCACTTTAGTTTCAAAAACTTTAACGTAGTCATCTAATAATGTACGAGCTGCACGTTGCGCGTCTTGACCAATCCCTGTTGTAGCTGTTGGGCCATACGCTATATCACCTAATGCACGTTTGATATAGTGCATTGATTCACCCGTTATTTCAGGAATTTCGGCAGCGGTTTGTTTTGTGATTGGTTGGCCAGCGGCATCTAACACGCCTGTCGGTATTACCGTTGCAGGTTTAGAAGCACCCATAATAAATGGACGGCCTTCCATCTTAGCAATTTCGGCTGCTTTTGCTAGCGTACCGTTTGGCATTCGACTTATAATACTTAATAAATCTGTATCAATAGGAACAACAGCTGTGTCTGCTGCCTCATACAACGGTTTAGACGCCATACGTCTCGCAGTAACCGCAGCGTCAATATCAGGTGTAACGCCTTTGATGGTTGACATACGCGCTGCTTCATCTTGAAGCATTTTGGTCGCTTGAATTGATGGCGCAACTTTAGCTTGTACTTTCTGTAGCACCGCTTGAGTGCCTGGCGCAACTATGCCGCCTTGTGCTAATGCTTGTTGAGCTGTTAAGTTTTGCCCTGCTTGTAGAGATTGTTGCAACGCATTACGGCCTGCCTGTACGTTAGCAGGTGTTTCAAATGATTCCCGCGCTATTTTTCCGGCCAATTGTTTAGGTAACTGGTTAATATCTGCTACTTTACCCAATGCAGAAGAACCTAAATTAACTAATTTATTGATGGCAGGGCCAACAACTGTCCTACCTAATATGTCGTATGTTGCACCTTCAGCGACGTTAGCCGCAGCGGCGGGTAGTCTTTGTGCAATTGTTTGTGAAGGTCTAAGTCCTAACGCTACATCAGCAGCTTCCAAACCTTCTTTAGCAATACCGTACCCTAATGCTGAACCAGCAACACCGCCAGTAACAGGATTGATTACAACGGTAGGACTTGCTAAAGTACCCGCGCCTGCACCAACAACGCCGCCAACCATACCGCCTAACATTTCTACGCTAGGGCCTGCAATCTGACGTGCTTTAACGGCTGCTGAGTACAGCTTAGGATATTCTTTAGCCCATGCCGGTACTTCAGCGCCTACGTTAGCGCGTGTTTCTTCAACTGGCGCAACTACGGGTGCTGATAGCCCAAATTTAGCTCGAATAGCGCCTTGTGTTTCAGGATTAGCATTAGCGTAATTAGAATCTAAAGGAGCAAACTTATCAAAAATAGCCGCTTTAGTAGCGGCGTTAGCGTTAACGTAACTTGGATCTGAAAGGATGTCTTGTAAACCTGCCATATTAAGTTCCTAATTACCTAAGTAAAGGGTTGCTTGTATCTACACCGCCACCGCTACTAATACCTTCGTTTATCATACCTTCAGTAGTAAATTGATTTTTACGATTTTCCATTATCCGTATAATAGTTTTTGCGGCTGCTTTTCGTGTTGCAACAGGTAACGCTGAATTAGCCAATTCACCCGCTGCTTGTTTATATGACGCTGTATCTTTGTCAGATTGTGGGCCTTCAAAGCGCGGTACCATTTTAAGTGCCATATCAGCAATTGGCGCTAATGATGCAGCGGCAATAGATCCTTCAGTAGCGTAGCCAACAAAATTACCCGCCGCGTCTAAAACTTTACCTGCGCCACTAGCGGTTGATTTTTCAAGAAGCCCACCAGGTTTAATTGCGTCTTTAAGTTCTGTAATTGTTGTGCCAAGGTTTTTCTGTAACTCGGCTTTGACATTAGCTGCTTTTTCAAACGTGGCGCTAGGTTTACCCGCTGCGTTAACTTTACCAACAACCTCACCAAATTTATTAAATTGGGTAACATTACCTGCTGCGTCTGTAGTTGTATTAGCAACAATATCTCGACGCTCACCAAGATTTATACGTTGTTGTTCACGTTGATTAACTAATAATTCACCAGGTGTTGCTTCTCTTTTAGCTTCACTTACAACTGTTGGAGCGCCGCCCATACCAGGAAACGCAGAAACACGGTTGACCCCACCAAGGTTTTCTTGAATATATTGTGGTTTATTTAATTCAAAATACTTTTCTGCTTTAAGACTTAGCATTGTAAAGTGTTGTTTACGTTGTTCAGGCGTCATCCCCGCTACAGACGCCCATTGTTGTTGGGCTGCTTCAGGGGTTATTTTATTTTTTTTAACACTATCTTGAAGATGTGCTAAAACATTTTCATCAGAAGTATTAAACACTAAATTTTTAAAATTTTCTCTACTTTCAGTCCTATCTTGTTCGCTAATTTCACCTTTAAGTTTAGTACGTTCTAACCCTGCTTTTTCTTGGTCAGCTAATAATTTTTCATACGTTAAGCCTGTTTTTCCAAACTGGCGTAACCCGCCTCTACCTTCAGGCGTGTTTAAATCAGTTTTTGCTAAATAATTACGAATCCCCTCGTTTTCGGTAAGCTCACGCTCCGCTTCTTTTATCTTTAACGCATTAAGTTGTTGACCTTGTTGCGCACCTTGAATTTGCGAATACGCCGCCAACTGATTTAAAGGGTTTTCAATTTGAACGGGCTTATAGCCCATTGCAATACTTGGATCAATAGTTGCCATAATCAGTCCTTAAAAATCGTAATATACAGGGTTACCTGAAGTAACGCCAACTGGTTGTGTATTCATCATATTAGCGCCATAAGCATTTGGATTTCTAGCTAAATTTAAATTATTTAAATACTGTTGATTCTGATAAAAGTTTAATCCTTGACCTAATCCGCTACTTAACGCATTAGCCCCACCAACATAACCAGACGCTCTTGCATTACCTGCGCCGATAATGTTACTGCCTTGGGCAGCGCCAAATGCGCCTAACGCGCCTGTTTGCCCTGCGCCTAATGCACCTAAAGTTCCTGTTTGCCCTGTTGCTAAATTAGCGTATGTACCAGAAGCGCCTGTAGCATAATTTTGCGCTGCTTGTTGGGCTTGTTGCGTAGCTGACTGTCCTACACCTGCTAGACTTTGCAATGGTGCTAACGTGTTAATTCTTTCAGTTTGAAAACGATTAAACGCATTACCATAGCCTTGTTCTCTTGCTGCACGTTCAGCTTGATAACGGTTAAACGCATTTTGATATTCTTGCGATTGCGTGGCACGATTAGTTTGAAAACGATTGTAAGCGTTACCATACTCTTGCGATGCTAGATCAGATCCGTAGCGCTGCGCTCCTTTAAGAGTAGCGCCTGATAACAGTCCACCTCTTGACGCGGCTGTACGGTCAAGGGCTTTCATGCCTTCAGATAGACGGAACGCATAGCCTGGATCTGTTTGAAAATCAGCAGCGCTAAAATTTCTCATAGCAGATGCTGGATCGTAACCCGCAACGCCACCAAAATCTCTCATAGCAGATGCTGGATCGTAACCTGGCACACCGCCAAACTTGGCTGAACCGTATGGGCCTTGCAACTGCGCTAACAACATATTTTGACCAGTAATACCACCTTGCCTAAACGGTTCGCCTAGTTCAATTTGTTTATTATATTGTTCACGTTGTAAGGCTAATTGTTTTTCACTAATACCAAGTTGCGCTGCTAATTGTTTATCTGCAATATCGCTTTGAATTTGCATTTGTTGAAGCGAAGTATCTTTTTGCGCTTGCGTAGCTTCGCTTGCCGATTGTTGTTGCGCGCTAGATGCTTTGCTAGATGAATAAGCGCCTACTAAAGTGCTAACTGCTACTGATCCTGCTACCCATCCGCTCATGTTAATTCTCCTTGTAATACTATACCAAAATTTATCTTCATAGACGTTCTATAATCTACTAACAGTTCATCGTCAATTTTAATATCTTTAGTTGCTATTGCGTAAATATCATCGCCATTCTTTACGGGTTTAATATTAGCATTAAACGAATGATTTATAAACCTACCACCAGGCGTTCTTTTTCCATTTAAACGTCCTGGGCAGATAATTTCACCAATTTCAAAGGATTTTGTTGCAAATAACCCCTTTCCGTGAATTTGCGAGTCACGTAGCTCAACAAAATGACCTTTTGGCATATCTATTAGATCGGACTCATTTTCAGCAATTGCGTGTACTTGTTCACGCGTCATGCCTATTTGCTTTAAAAATAACAAATAATCAATTTGCGCTTGTTGTTCGGCAGTTCGACTATCACCCAAACCATATACAGGCACAACATAAAGTCGATCTTCTAAGACTGCTATATCTTTACAATCATCAGGGTTTGCGTAAATATCTACCCAAACTACTTCATCTTCAAATACGCGGCCAACACGTTGTTCGCCAGCACAAGCATCAAATTCACATGGCGCAGTCAATATTTTTACTTCTGTACCAATATTAACAGCAATTCTACCCTTTTCTAGCCGAACTTTGTAATCTGTTTTATGCGCTGCCCCTGTTAGAACACACCAAGGCGGTATTGTAATTTTTCGTTCGTAAATGCCTAGCGCAAACGTATGTTCAGTTACAATGTCTGCTTGAGGCATTTTAAGCAACTCATCTTGCAACTTAACAATCTTGTCAGGTGTTACGTCAATTTTAGCCAAACCCATATTTGCAAACATAGGTAACGTAGGTAAAAACCCTTGTCCGTAAGTGACGTTCATCTCAATTTGCATATTAAGCCAAATACGTCCTAGAGTATAAGAAATCTTCGGCTTGTACTAAACTACTAAATCGTTTTATTTGATACGCTGATATTGAAAAGTTAATAGATTGCGCTGTTGCGTCATTACTTGTAGCGCCTAAGTTAACGGTTGTCGGTGAATTAGTATACGCAATACCACCATAAGTACGCCAAATACTATCTGCGATAGGTCTTACAGAAACAATTTCGGGCGTAGTAGTTGCGTTCCATACGTTAAAATCTATAGAGCCTAAATTAACCGCAGACATTTGAAATGTTACAACAATATAACCTGCAGATATAGTAACTTGTGTATTAGAAAAACTATATACTTGAATCCCTGTTGGGGATGTATAAGCAAAATTATTAACGCTGCTATAAATACCGTTGCCTGTTACTATTGAACCAGTTGCTATTACACCTGTACTGCCAGTAGACCAAGTTTGTGCAGTTTGAAAAGTTTGATTAAAACCAATTTGATTTGTACCCGTTGAAATATTCCACATCTGTTGCAAAAACCTAGCTTTTGCGGCAGTAGCAGTTAAACTTATATCAAGACATCTATTTCTGTCGTAGTCAATGCAGTTATTTATTTGTGGAAACCCCGCTGCCGTAACGCAATTTTCCATTAAAATACAAGTTTGCGAATCGGCAGGAGCTATATAAAATGGGTTAGCATTAGCACCCGCATTACATTCAACTCTAGCGCTGTTAATTTTCATTAAACAGTTACTTGAAGTGGCTAAGCTAAATCCACAACAAAACCCACCATTCCATTCAATTTGATTAACTGACATTATGTATGGGTATTCGCAGCTAACAACTTCTGTGGTAACAGCCGCGCTACTGCCTGTGTTACTCCAAACATCAAGCGTTACGGTGCTAGGGCCACCTGATCTATATAAACCGTTGGCTTCGTTCCAACAATTTCTAAACATAAACGGCGTATAAAGAGTACTAGTTATGGGTTGTTTTGCCCTAACGCAAATTGAATTGGCTTCAAACACGTGATTATCAAAACTAATTTGCCCTAAATTTTCTTGTTGAACATCAAAGTAATGCGCGCATATACAAGAATTACTTTCACCATTTAACAAGAAAAATTGACCTGGGGGAAATCCTTTACCTTGTACGTTGTAAGTTCCGTAATAGCAAGATGAAAAATTACAATTAGTTATTTGCAAGGCCAAATTTCCTGATGGTCTTTGTATACCTTTATAAAGACTTAAAAACCGACAATTTTCAAAAGTTACAAATCCAATAAAACAGTCGTTTGTATCATATACAGTTGGATCCGCATTGCCATAAGTAAATCCAACACCACCAGTTGTAAGGGTGCCACTAGTGCCTTGAAAACATACGCTTCTGATAATTGTGTTGTAAGACCATGAAACGCCGCCGCCAGATAATTTGTAGTTAATAGCAGCTCTAGTAGAGTCATACGGTCTAATAAAAGTATTGACTGAACCTTGCCCAGTTAATATAAATGGTGACGTGGCTATAACATTAAAATAATACGTTCCAGCAGGGAATAAAATATTTTTACCTGTATTAAAAGCGGCTTGGATTTGACCGCTTAAATCGTTTGTGTAAGAACCACCTGCAATAGCCGCATAAAGTGAAGGCTCAATAAAATCTAAAACGCTAATGCTTTCTTGAAGTTTATTGTGTACTGTGCTGCCAATAGAACCTGTTAATAAACCTGACGTATCTGATTGTCTAAAACCTACTAAAGCATCGCCTAATGCTACGTCGGATGTATTTGCTAAAGTATTAGCATTTAAACTTCCAGTTAAATTGTCATAACTCGCAATCTGAACATTGTTTGAATCGCTTAATACAAATTTATACGATGAACCTATTGTTAGCCAAATTTCATACGGAACTCGCCCCGCAGAATTTAAGACAATTGGATTAGTGTTAATGGCTAAACCTGTATTACTTGTATAGGTTGTAAGTGGCGTTGTGGTACCCGCAGCGTAAGTGTAGAGTAGACCGCCCGAAAGAGGAACGCCGCTATCAGTAAAAAATTGCGCCGCAGCCCCTGCAACCGTAGATAAACTTATAGCCATTTTCTTAATCCTTAATAGTTGTTAACCGCCAGGTATATTTTCAATAGGTACTATTTTTATTGGCTCAACAATCACATCACCATTTGAATCTGTCCAATCCGTATCCATAATATGCTTATCTTGTCGTTGCCCAATAACTAACCAATTAACTGTTGCTGTCGATGTAGCATCTTGAGCCATTATAGTCAATATATTCCCTAAAACTGATCCTTTTACTGGCGTCCAATCTGATTCATTACTAGTAAAACAATGCACATTTTTGCAAAGGGCTACAAATGTTCCCTCAGTCATATTTGCAGATGTATCAATATTAACAGTAGCCGAGCCATTTATCAAATTAACTGAACCCCTATAGTATAGATCAGGCTGTGGACTTTCAATAAAAGAATGGACTAATTCATGCGTTTCAGTTAACTCTGGCAAAGGGTGATCTATTCTAAAAGAACCTGAACCTTTAGACAACGAACCATTTATAACTAAACCACTTGAATTCCAATAACCCACTCTTGACCCTGCAATACCAAAATCAATTTCAGTAAAGCCGTCTAACCCTAAACTTCTAGCCGCGGCAGGGCCTAACAATGTGTTACCAGTACCTACGCGTCCGCCATACCCTGCTTCATCACTACGCCAAAATTTTGCAATTGTATAACCAGGGCTTCCATATACGTCAATATAGCAAGTAGGGCTTGTTTGGCCTATACCTACAAAGCCTGGTGTATAGTAAATATCTGTACCGCTAGTAGTCCATTGGCTAGATACTTTATTGTTGAAAGTTGTCCAATCAGTTGATGTTAAATAACCATTAACGCTTGTTGTTGCAGCCGCCATACTAATTGCAGGCGTTGCGCCGCCGCTACTTACTACGGGCGCCGTACCTGTAACAGACGTTACAGTACCTACACTAATAGACCCGCCAAGGCTAGTTGATGTTCCATTAATAGTAATAGCGCTATTGTTTAATTGACTATTAGCTATTCCACCTAATGTGCCGCCTAAAGTTAGATTACCGCTAGTAGTAACTGTACCCGTAAGTGTAATACCGTTAACAGTACCCGTACCACCTACAGAAGTAACGCTTCCCGACCCTTTATTATTAAATGTAGTCCAATCCGTACTTGTTAAGTACCCATTAGCAGACGCTGAAGCAGCCGCCATGCTAATAGCTGGCGTAGTACCACCAGAAGATACGACGGGGGCTGTGCCTGTAACACTTGTTACGGTACCTGAGCCTTTATTATTAAAAGTGTTCCAATCAGTAGATGTTAGATAACCGTTAACGCTACTTGTAGCTGCAGGCATTGAAATAGCTGGTGTAGTACCGCCAGAAGATACAACGGGGGCTGTACCCGTAACTGATGTTACTGTACCGCCTGATCCTGTAGCTGATAATGTACCGCCTGCAAAAGACACGCCTGTGCCTATAGTTACATTACTAAACCCACCTGCACCGTTGCCGTACAAAATAGACGTACCACTTGTAGCGGGTGCATAGTCTGTACCGCTTGTTGCTGCGCTGATTGATGTGCCGTTACCTTTAAGAATACCTGTAACCGTTGTAGTTAAAGTAATTGCTGGCGTCGTAGTGCTGTTAGCAACCGTACCCGCAAAACCATTGGCAGATACAACAGATACGCTAGTAACCGTACCACCTGTGCCATTAATAGTTATACTACCTGCGCCGTTGCTAATAGTTATACCTGTGCCAGCAGTCAAAGTAGACTTAGTTAGGGTATTCCCTGTCGTGTTACCAATTAATAATTGACCGTTGGTATACGTTGTTTGTCCTGTACCGCCATTATCAACGTCTAGGGTGCCAGCAAGCGTTATGGCACCTGTAGTAGCAGTATTAGGCGTTAAGCCTGTAGAACCCCCGCTAAACGATAATACGCCTGTATTAGCAACGCCGATAGTTCCAGCGCCGTTAGTAACGCCAATACCTGATCCTGCTGTTAATGTATTTAAAACATATTTTTGACCTAATGTATCACCAATTAATAATTGACCATTAGTAGGGTAATCACTTAGCCCTGTACCACCGTTTGGTATTTGAACAATACCTAAATTAGCGCCTACAATCGTATAAATGTTATTAAAGAATCTAAACCATTCACGCGACATTAAACCCGTGCGCGGGTCAATTAATTCAACTCTAGGCGCAGGAATCTGCGTAATGTTAATTGGATCAGGCATTAGTTGCTGACAACAATAATTCAGCGTTGGTAATAGCAATTTTTACCGCATCGGTGCCTGACACTTCATAGACACGATCTCGTAATTGTTGTGTCATACCAAGCCGACGCCAAAAAGTACGGAAACCATAATTACCAATCTTGCCCATTGATGCCCAATGTTCATTTGACCATGTGTGACCACCATCGTCTGACCAACGCAACATGGCTTGAGGATCATATCCAGGCGCGGCTAAATAACCATTAGTCGATAAAATATACCCACTAAAATCCGTATAACTTGTATTAATACCTAAAAGTTCAAATTGATCGTTAGCTTCAGTAGTTAGATCTAGCCCAGCTTGCGTAATTAAATTAGTTTGTAAATATTCCGCAATAATGTCTTTGCCATCTTCGGTTGTTAAATCTTCAGCGTCATATCCTGGATATAAATTTAACCCTACGCCTGTTTCAGCGTTAAGTTGCAAAGAATGTTGTGCCGTACGTTTAAAGTTATTTTGTCCTGGCATTAATGCACGCCATGATCGTAACCATTTTTGAGGTTGACCATTATCTGCGTAAGTATCTAAATCAAGTTCGTAAATGTTGCCGTTTTCGTAATCGCCAACAATAATCGTACCGCCAAAGTTACATTGGTTATTACTGCGATGTCTTGTAAAATTGCCATCCATAAACCCTGCTCGTTCATGCCATGCTTGTGTAGACACGTCATAAACCCATGTAGCATCGCCTGTTGGAAAACTAATTACATAGAACGCATGACCGTCTTGTTGATACGTGTACGCTACCGCGTCAGATATATTGCCGTACTGTTGTATCTGCCATTCAATTGCATGAGTAGAAACCCGAACGCCTGTGTAACCATTAGCACGATAAACAATACCTTGACCGCGAGCGTCTGTACCTAGCCAAAATAAACCATTGTCTAACTTAGCAACTGAAAATGCTGCAACGCAACCAATTTCATTAAAAGCGCCTTGAATACGTGTAAGAGGAAAGTCCGCTGCGCCTGAGTCGTACCAAACTTCTACTGAATCAGTACCAAATACCCATAGCTCACGATGGTCGGATATTAAAGCTACTACCCCGTCTGGTGAACCTTCAGCGCTAGCAAAATCTAATGGATCTACAGATGTGCCATCCAATAACGCTGTAACCCATATCTTTTGGCTATTTGGCTCGTTGTATACAAAATAGCCATCTAAATAAGTTACGGTTACAGCGCCTGTAAAATCAGGATCGTTAATTTGTGCAAATACATTAGTTACTTCGTTATAGATGTAACCATTTGGATTACACGCTAAAAATATTTGTGTACCGTTATCGGCGATAGATACGGGGCCTGTACCTGATACATTACCTAAAAGTACGGGTGCAGATGCTGTACCTGTTAATTTATAAAATCCTTGCCCAGATACAACATAAAAATCTGAACCATTTGTTTGATGCGCCCATAATGCTCGAATAGGGCCAGTTCCTATATTTTGTAAAAACTTTAATCCAGGAGCGCGTTGTAAAAACCCTGTTTCTTCCCCTTCTGTTACAACTTCAGGAAAAAGATTAACCATACGGGCATCCGCTGCATTAACGCTACGTGCAACATACGATTGACCTAAAATCGGGGTTTTCATTGTTTATGCAACTACGCCTTTAATTACCGCAAAATTAAACACAGGCACTTCCGTAGTTGTTCCACCTGTAGTTCTAAAAGTAATGTTAAAACTACCTACGCCAACCGCAGTAACCATTAAGTCGTATAAATCTGTACCTGATTTTTGATTAAGAATAATTACATCTGTTGATGCAACGGTGCTATTTGTTACGGTAAAAGTTGCTGCGGTAGCTGAACCTGCGGCGCTAACTAATGTAATTGAACCTGTTGTTTTGTTCAATGTTACACCTGTAGTTCGGCTAGTTAATTGCGTAACTGCACCGCCAGCTCCAGTTGCATAACCTACGCCTGCTGTGCCAGTTGAAACAACTGCACCAGTTGCAGTCAGGCTTGTTCCTGTAGCTACACCTATAGCGGGAGTTACAAACGCAGGGCTAGTAAATAAATTGGTTACAGACAGTTGTTTAGTCGTGCTAGTAGAGGCTTGCACAATTGGCAACACGTCAGCGCCAGCTTGGGAAGTTGCAACGGGTAAAGCTGAAATAGCAATCGTAGCCATGATTTATCCTTAATAATTTCCTGCAAATATATTGTATCGTTGGCGTGTACCAACAATACTGTATGGTAATGACATGATGTCATCTGGGTTGTTAATGCGTTTTAGGTTGCGTTTAGATGTCATCGCAATTCGTGATACTTGTGGACTTGGCTCAACACCAAACTCGGCAGCAAACTCACAAGCTAAATTATATTTAAAAGCCCTTAAATAGCCTGGTGGAAACAATATACTAGTTGAAAGCGTAGCAGGTTGTGTTAATTCATCAACCGAAATAAAATGCCATTCCAAGACTTTAGTAGGTTTAGGATAGACATACATTTCAATATCAGGGTATGACATATTAATCCATATCACTTGCGGGTATGTGCTAGTAACTGTTTTAACAGCAATACCATCATATTGCTGTTGATTAATAATCTTAATACCAAATGAGATATTGTTGGCAGGATCACGAAAATACGTGGCATCGTCTATTAAAACAGGGCGATTACCTACAAAATCACCTGAAGGCCCTAGCGTTCTACTTAATATATTAGGTGGCCAATTAAATACTTGGTCTTGCGTAGAAAATATTGATAGACGCTCAGTATTCCACGAATCAATCATTTGATTTAAAGCTGT